AAGATGCCTGTTGCCATGCGACCGTCATTGGCAAAGTAGTAGTCGCAACTTCCAATGTGCTGCATGCCCGTCAGCATAGCGCATTCCTGTGGTCCTTCATCCGGACAGAGGTAGAACCAATCTGTGCCATCAAAGTACCAGCCCGTGACTGCATATCCGCGCGCATCGAAGTAATACCAAGAACCACTGATGAACGCCCACTGGCTGTAGTAGTAAGAGCTTGGACTGGTCGCATACCACCAGCCTGTCGAGTTCTTGACCCAGTGTGGTTCAAAGTTAGACTCACCTTGAGCGAGCTGCTCCCATTCTGCGTAAGTCAGCTTTGCGACATCGAGGTCAACGGTACCGCCCGCGCTTGAATACTGCCAGATGGTCCAATCGCTCCATGCGCCAGTGTTATAGATCATGGAAGGCAAATCCCACGAGAAACGATTATCTGGGTAACCTGCAATCCATAGACGCGATACATCGGCACAAGACGCTACCTGCGAGCGTCCAGCGGGGTACGTGTACACAACTGGATAAATGCCAGTCTTAGCGTAGACACGGTCAACAAACTGCCTTGCCCAGACCGTTGAGCCCCACGCATCGTTGTCACCATTCTCCCAGTCTAAGCACAAGAGAGCTTTTCCAATGTAGCTGGAGACACAAGCCACAAATGCGTCAGCTTCTGCAACAGGTGAGCCACCTTCAGCATAGTGATACACGCCAATGAGCTTACCGTCTGCCAGAGCACGCTGAAGCTGTGCAGTCATATAACGATTCATTGGCTGGGTACCCTGTGTAGCTTTGGCAATCACGAAGTCAGAACCACTGTACGCAGTCTCGACATTAGGGTGCGAGTATGTCGCACCCAATGCCTGGTATCCGCTAACGTCAATACCCCTAAGCATTGTTTACCTCTTCTTTTGGCTCTTCTTTTGGTTGTGTATTAGTTGGTTCAGCGTTGCCTGTCATATAACTTGCAGGACGCTCAGAAGGCTGTACATAGGTCATTGCGCGTGCAGAATCGCTTAGTCCCTTTGTGGTTGGGTCAACGGTTACACCGATAGCACCCAAGACAGCCACGACCACAGTACCGATAAGATAAGGGTTGCTGATGAACTTCATGAACACATCAGCAAGGCTACCCCAAGTGGTAAGGTCCGAATAAGCCAGTCCAAGGTATGCCAGGATAGGACTCATGACGATGCCCGCCATTCCCAACCACCAAGCGGGATTGTGTAGACGTACTTTCCAGTTAATCATGTGAATCTCCTTAGATAAGAATTAGTGTGTATTCGCCTGCTCTAGGCGTTCCAGCCGTCCCGCCTGGTTGCGAGTCACATCCTCGACCACTGCCAGACGGGTGTCATGAATAGAGAGGGCATCACGGATATTCGTAATAGTCTCATCGGTGCGAGCCATATACGCCGCGAAGGCTTTCTGAGTATCGTCTATGTCGCTTTTGAGTTGCTTCACGCCTTCTTCGATGCGCACGAGTCGCATCGCATCTTCCTGGCTTGCACGGTTCATCGCTTTGGCACCGTTGATAAGTGTCAGCACCATGCCGAGAAACGATACCGCAGCAACGATCTGCTCGAATGTTAGTGGATTCATAACCTCACCTCTATTCCATACTCTTAGGAAGAATTGGAATAATTCCAGTCGCATAACCGCTAGACCAGTTGTAGAAGTAAATATGACCGTCATTGCCGTTCGCTGAGCCAATCCAAATCTTGGCGGTATTGTTTCCCGTCTGTGTGCCTAGAGAGTGATAGCCATTAATGGCTGGTAATAGTTCTTTAGGCATTTGCGCTGTAGTGGTACGAGTTGAATAACCAGCTGCTAGATAACAATCGAGATACAACATGCCACCACGAATGCAATATCGGACGCGACAAACGCCATCATCTTGCAGAGTAGTCCAAGACGTGAACTTGATAAGCTTGGCTAAATCTTCAAACGCTATAACTTCTTCACGTCTGTGGGTTCTGTCACGAGCAATAAACCCAAACGAACCCAAACCAATGCCCTTAGCTGTATTTCCATTTTTGTCATCTGATATATCAAGCCTAATCGTAGGAGCATTAACAAAGAAAGCGCCACCTGAATTAAATAGTAAGTGTCTAGCAAACACTGCGGTCACTTTAGTATCGTCTTTACCATAGTTGTAACCGTCTACGATATTGAACACACCGCCACCAAGCGATACTGCACTCTGTTCAAACTTCGCAAGCTCCTCTGAGCCTTTCAACAGCTTCATTCCGTGGCTGTCGATGGTTGTGTGAACGCCATCTTTGTCGCCAACATGCGCACCGCTCTCATCGTGAGAAAAAGCGTTTGCCATATCATCAGCTGTTGCCTTCACCTCTGCTGCCTTGTTGCTTGCTTCTGTCGCCATGGTCTTTGCCTCCTTTGCTGTGTCGTTGGCGTTCTTCGCGTCTGTGGCTACGTGACTCACTTCCTCCGCTGCCTTCTCAGCTTTAGCCGCGACAGTCTCGACCTTCTCCGCCGCTGCTGTTGCGGTAGTTGCTACGTCAGCAATCTTCTCTGTTGCTGCGTCAGCCTTCTTCTCAACCGCCGCCGCCTTCTCCTCAACGGCCGCAACTTTGATAGTGGTTGTGGCCGCGTCTTTAGCAATATTCCTTGTTGCGTTAGAGAGAGAAGTAACACGCTTTGCAATGCTTTCCTGCGCAGACTCTTGTGAGCTCGTGGCTCCCTTTGTCAACGTTGCAGTAATTGCGCCAAGCTTATATTGTGTTGCGGTTGGGTTAGTGAGGTTGATTGTGCGACCTGAGCAGATCATGTAACGCTCAATGCCATGTGGCCCACTCTTAACGAATACACGGTCTAAGAAGTCAATTGGTAGCGTTTGCTCATTGAGATTGTGCAAGTCGAACGCCGACACCTCGATTGAGTCATCAAGCTTGCCAGCTGCAAGGTCTGCAACAGCCTTATCAGCAAGTGCCTGTGGCTTATCCAAGTCATAGGATATTGTCTTCTCAATGAGTCCGTACTTCTCAGCCGCTGTCATATCGACAACTGCATCGTCCTGGATGACAAAGCCAAATGGAACGTAAGCCGTCTCAGCTGATACGTTGACCTTATGCTCATCCTCACCTCTACCAGTCTTACCGACGGGAACGATAGCCGTGTAGATGTCTTTGCCGTCTACTTGTGTGTCGAGGTCAAGAAGGTTGCTGCCAAGTTCTACTCTCTGAGTAGCTTCTGCGGCGCCCGTGTCTGGCAGCCAGTCGATAATAGATCCTGTTGCGTCATACCTCACACGCAACCAGCCGCCGCAAGCTTTTTCAAGCTTGTCACGCATCTCTTTGAGTGTTGCGGGTCCAGTGCCTGTGCCACGTTGCAGCTTGCCATAATTCGCGCCAGCATTAACGCCAATCCTGAACTTCTCACACGCATTCATGACGTGTGCGTTATGCTGCTCAATAAACCACTCAAAAAGCTTGTTAGCTTCAGCAGGTGCGTTGATGTCACACTCAATCTCATCAGTGTCATAGGTCTTGTAAGGTCTGACGGTAGTGTCATTGAGGTATGCCATCGCACCCTCGCATGTCAGCTTCTTACTACCGTCAAACTCCATAGAGATTGCTCTAACACGACCACGGAAGAGTACAATGCCAGTCTCAAACTCCAGCAACTCAACTTCTCTGTTGGGAAGCATCACCGCGTCACGGGTAAAGCTATCCCAGAGTGGGTGCATCGGCTGGATAGTGATAGAAAGAGTCGGAGATTGCCCCGACTCTTCCTTTAAGATTCCTGCTGAGATTTGAACGTCTGTACGTGGGTCATGAAGCACACTGCCCGCATACTTCAAGATGTACATTTAAGCCACCCTCTCCCACATATAGACTGCACGATATGGTGGCATGTTGTTATGTGGCTGTCCGCCGCCTACCGCGTCAACTTGGAAGCGGTAATTGGTGTACGTATCAGCCGAGCGAGCAGTCCACTGGCTACCGCCGCCATTGTCCGTGCCATAGTGCATGGAAGTGTCGTGGCTGTGCGATGGCATTTCGTTGATGGTTAGCGTGTGAGTATCCTCGCCGCCCGTTGAGCCTGCTGGGAACTTCTGCGACTGTGCTAACAGGAATACACCATTGAGCGCTTGCCATGTGCCGCCAAGAAACGTGGATGGGTCGGCTGGTTTGGTGCTTTGGTAAATCGCACCTACTGGGAACATTGCGTCCAGCAGGTCAAAGTTCTTGGCCAAGTCCTTAATAGTCTGCGTAACATCATCTGTTACATCTGGCTTAGTAAGTCCCAGCCTTGCTGTCTTAGTACTCATTAAATGTCCTTCCACTCGAACTTGAGTGATACATCATTGCCTGGATGATTCTCGTTGTCTCCAACGTACATGTTGTTTTGCCATGCGCCGCGAACGCTCTCCCACGTCTTACCTGTGTAAGCTTGCCATTTAAGGCTCTTGAGCCTGTTCTGTCCTGCTCTGGCAAGGTAGCTGAGCGTGAGCCCGCCAAATCGATTCCACTTATCACCTGTGTAATTACGCCATAGGGCTGTGCCGTAGTCAGGCGTGGTGTTTACCGTGATTGTGTTCTTGCCATTGTGAAGACGTGCAGCATCGCTCGACCATACACCAGGACTTAGGAAGAAGCTTGTGCCATTGATGTTTACGATTGCGTTCGACTGGGTTGTAATAACCGCTAGAGCGTCATGTGCAGGACCGTCAACAACGTAAGACTTGCCAAGCTCACCATTGAGCAAATACTCGACAATGCCCTTGCTCTTGTAAGGCTCGCAAACAACCTTTACTTTGAGCGCCATACCCTGCATGAACATCTTCTGGGTATCAACTTCAAAGCGTCCGTGGTATGTATAACCTTCATCCCAGGACAGCTTGAAGTCATACGCTCTGCCATGCAAGAAATTACGCAGCTTAGTAAGAGACTGCTCAATCTCTGCCCAGTCAAGAGCGGCATTTGGATAGCAGGTAAACTCGATTGTTCGCTTACCAAATAGTGGGCGGTGTGCGAACCACTCGGAGAGGTCGAGAACGCCATCAGCTCCAGGAATAGTGACTTGCATAGTCTTTGGTGCAGGCGGCGTATCAACGTAGTCTGTCATGATCACGTTGAACGTCTCACAAAGTGGTGTGCCATCTACATATATCTCGAGGTTCATCGGCTAGCCACCACCTTATATGCACCCAGGTTAGCGTCAACGTAAGGAGATACGACACCGCCAACAAGTCTTGCATCCATGTAAAGCTTCATGTTCTTAAGGTCCTCACGCATGTTTCTAATCTCAGCAACAACAGCGCTCTCATGGTTAGACTCATTCATTGCGTCAACCATGTAGCCTTTGATGTTGTCGATTGGAAGAATCGCTTCTGGACCTGCTTCACCGCCGACCATTGGGCGTAAGCCGTTCATGCCAAACATCGTTGGCTTAGTCAGAATGCCGCCTTCTGCGTACCAGTCAATGCTGAGATGTGGCACTGAAGGTGGAGCAATCGAGAAAGAACCAGAGATGTTAAAGTGTGGCAACTTGATGTGCGGCAGCTGAATAACAAGACCAGCGAAGAAGCTCTTAATCCTGCCAGGAATGCCAGAGATAAAGCTAACCATGTTATTGAAGTTGCTCTTGATACCGTCACCAATTGAGTAACAGAAATTCTTCCATGCAAGGAATGCCGCTGTTCCAAGTGATAGTGCGGCGGCAATACCGCTCATACCATTGTGGACAACTGTTGCTAGTCCCTCGATAACTGGTCTAAGACCGCCACAAATCTCACGGACAGTAACGCCAAAGCTAGCTGCGTCACTACCAGCATTGGACATATCGTCACCCATATCCTTAAAGAGAGGGGTAACAGACTGGATGCAGGTTGTGAGGTCCTTTGCAATTTGGTCGATAAGTGGCTGTAAAGCGTAGAAGACACCATTCACGGTATCAATCAAAAAGCTAAGAACGCCATTCAAGCCTTCCATTGCGCCACGGACAAGTGGCAGCACACTAACACCAAGCTCCATGAGTGGCTCGATAAATGGAGTAAGCACGTTCAGAATGTTCGAGAGTAGGTCCATAAAGAACTCAAGAGCAAGCGATACCTGCTCCATATTAGCCTTGAAGATACCATTGACTTCATCAAGAGCGCTTGTGTTCTCAATGATGTTATTGAAGGAATCGCCAATTCCTTTTGCAAAGTCTTCAATGGAGCTTATAAGCCCCTCAAGAGAATCAGCCACGCCGTAGACATCAAAGCCTGTTGTATCGATAAAGTCACCGATAGCAACTTGGTTGTCAGATAAGAAAGACTCAATAGATCCTGTCAACTTCTCTGCGACGCTAGCCCCAAGGTCTTTAAGGTCTGTTGCCTTTGCTGCGCTCGTAAACGATGAGAACATACCAGACGCAATTGACTTAAAGTCAAGGCTCTCAACAACAGCAGAAAGCATGTTGCCAAGCTCTTCGCCGATACCCTTTGCAACATCTGGCAGAGCCTTAAAGAGTCCCTTGGTAATGCGAGCGATTGTTGGAATTAAGTTCTTTGCAACCGTTCCAATAGACTTCAGAAGCTTCTCAGACATGCCCTCAATGTCGCCATTAGGGTCTGCGATGGCCGTGAGCCAGTTCTCCCAGGAAGCCTGCATCATCTGAATAGAGCCTTGGATAGTCTCTGCTGCTTCTTCAGCAGAGTTGCCCATAATGCCTTGCTGTTCCTGGATGTCATGGATTGCCTTGACGATGTCACCATACTTCTCGATGGTTAAGTCACCAGCACGGCCTTGCGCCTTCTCAAAGGCATTAGCGTCTGCAATAAGACGCTCCATCTCTTGCTTCGTACCACCATAACCAAGCTTCAAGTTGTCAAGCATCGTGTAGTTCTGCTTTGCAAAACCTTGATATGCGTTCTGAATGTCTTGGAGATTAGAGCCAAAGATTGACGCATTGTCAGCCATGTCAGTAATTGCCATGTTGCCTGCACGAGCGGCAGCAACTACATCGCCGCCAAAGGACTGCTTGAGCGCCGCACCCATGCTATTTAGCTGATCCATGTACTGGTTCATAGATACACCAGCAATGGCATAAGCTGCTTGAGCATTAGCCATTACCTGACTTGACGCTTCGCCAAAAATCTTCTCTACGCCGCCTGAAAGCTGCTCAAAGTTTGCATACGCATCAAGCGATTGTTTGCCAATGGCAATCATCGTTGCGCCGATTGCCGCAACTGCCGCGGTAACTCCCAAGGCAGCTGTCTTCATACCATCAAACGCCGCTGTTGCTACGCCTTCATTAAAACCTTTAGTCGATGGAATGACAGATACATAAGCAGAACCTACTTCTGCGTTAGCCATATTCACCTCCTAAATTAGTGTGAGTCCCACCAGTCATTGAACTGACTGATTGGAATTGGGTCCTTGCCGTAGACCTCCTCTTTGGCGCTCTCAACGCCGGGGCGTGTGAGTGGCTTTGGCTTAGGCTGCTTCTTAGTTGTATGAGCTGACGAGTACATCCATGCAAGCTGGCTTATTTGGTCTGAGAGCCTTGCAAGAAGCTGTGGGACAATCTCTTGCGATTCCCAGAGCGCATAGTCAATGTCATTGGGATGTGTTGCCTTCCAAAGCGCTGAAGTCTTAGGCAAGTTATTGATAAAAGAAAAGAGCGCCCTAAAACTAAGGCGCTCTCCAAGGTCATCTAATGTGAAGTCTGTAAGGGTCATGAGGTCATATTCAAGCTCTCCAGTATGCTTAAGAATCACCTGCGAGAGCCAAACTATTCCCCCGCTTCAACCTCACCAGCTTCAACACGCATCTTATTCCACTCAGACATGATGGAAGATAGATCGTCAATACTAAGCTTCTCAACCTCAACAACATAAGGCTTCAAGAAGCTTACGAACCACTTCACTGCTTCCATGCTAGAAGCTTCGGCATTCTCAAGAATGCCAACACGCTCAATGTCTGCGAGAGTCAACTGGAGAGGGATATGACACTCTGAACCATCAACGGTAATATCAAGCGTCTTGTGGGAGGTTGAGAAGTTAAGCATTATCGAGTCACTACTCCATCATCGGTAAGGATATAGATACTGTTGCCCTGTGCGTCTGGCTGGCACTTCAGCTCGACTGGAAGTGTTACAGCTTCAGCAGACTGGAAGTTCATCTCCGAAGGTGGGATAGCCTGGCCGCGAGGAACGATAATCATCATCTTCGCAGCGCCGTCCTTCAACTTGAATACCCACTCGCGGACCTCTGGAAGCCTTGCGCCGATTGCAATCTTCATCTGAGTGCCACGGGTAGAAGTTGCAGCGGTAACGGTTACAGCATCCTTACCAAACGCGCGAGTCGCTGCACGCTCGGACATCTCAAGCTCAGTGAACTTGACCGTACCATCAAACTTCTCGAGAAGCTGACGAACATTAGCGCCGTTTGCTTCGGTAATGTCCTTAGTGGAGTAGTCGGTAGAGAGTGCGATACCATCGCTGGAGATATATCCAGAGTCCTTGAACGCAGCATTAAGAGCAGAGTTCAAGTCCGTTGGGATAGGAGTTCCAACAGGAGCGTCCAGGACAGCGCCAGTAGTAGCCTGGTCGAGAGCGCCAACAAGTACTTTGGAAGCGTCAACTGCCATAGTTAATTCCTTTCATCTTTGATATTTACTGACATAGAGAATGTGACCTGCCATACAACAAAGTCGCCTTCCTGCTTGCCGTAACTAAATA